ATGTTTTCATTTTTTTTCTTCCTGCTTGTTTTGTTTCAGTAACAATATAATAGTAAATACAAATTAGAATGTAAACACTTATTTGTATTTAAATATTAAGATTCTCTACCAACCCAAATCGTGTTCGTTTCTTTATCTGTTTTTAGTTTGTATTTTCTGCCAAGCTTTCTACCGATTGAAGATACAAAAGGGGAACACCCAAACGTATCTTTTCCTTTGGTTCTAAGAACCTTTGTTACATCAACGCCCATTTTTTCTATTTGTGATTGAATGAACTTGGTGTAATTAATTGGTGGGTTAACCAAAGAAACCCTAGTCACTGTTATTTCGCTATTTTCTTTGTTTGTTTTTAAACTAAATTTTCTGTTAAGTGACCTGCCTATCGCCTGAGTAACAGAACTAAGCTGATAAGAATCTTTTCCAAATGGTTCTACAACTTTGCTTTGTCCAACCTCTAAACTATTAATTTGCTCTCTTATTTTGCTTGATAAACTTCCAAAATTAAATTCCATAATCATTCGCTTTTATTTATTAAAAATAAATTATATAAAATTTTAAAGTAAATTAATAGTAAAACAGATTAAAAACGTTACTTAGTTAACCTAGTAATACATAGTTACAGCATTTACTACATTTAAAAAACATAACACTTTGATTTATAAGTCTTTTTATTTATATTAGTTAATTATATATTAATATATTAATATATTAATAATGAATTTATTAAATAAATGCATAATACTAATTATCTATATTTATTTAATACCTTAGAGGGCATAATTTGTGTTTTATACCATGTAGTGAATATCTTTTTATTGTGTATCTATATAAGGATTAATATTTATTTTCACTAAATAGCCTGTAACCCGCGCCAAATATAGCTTTCATGCTAGTAAACCATTATCTTTTTTAAACTAGATTAACTACGTAAGACATAAAAAAACCGCATTTAAGCGGCTTTTGTTTAAAAAACGTACAATTATTAGTTATGAAAGCTCATACCTAAAACCGCGTTTCCCTTTGGCTTTTGATACTTTTCCAGCATCGACAAGTTGTTCAAGTATCTGGTTGACCTGTTCTTTTTTATGTGGTCTGCATCTGTTAGCGATCACGCCTGCTGTTTGAGGCTCATCAAAACCGATTAGCAGTGATTGAATTTTCATGGCTATTGAGTCACCAGGTGCTTCCTTTTCTTTCATGTTTGAATAAGCTAGGCGGATCTTCCTGTTTATGTCGTCTAACACTAGCGCATAAGCCCACCTGACATGCTCAGACGTGCGAACGCCATCAGGTATAGCAAGTATATGGCTAACCTTTCCAACAAGTTCATACCCGCGCCTTGGGATTGCTTCTAGACCTGAATCACTTTGTGCCGCTTCTGCCATATCCCAGAATGATTGGTAAACCTCATCAAGCATTAAAGCCGCATCTGGCCTTGTTTCAATTTTGTGTTGTTCGTCGTAAAACTCGACACGTGATTCAAAATCCAGTGCATTAAATGAACCTGGATTGTACATGTTGGAAATGGCATTTTGCATTTGCTCGCCCATCTCTGAGCGTTTATAGTTTGCCTTTCTTTTTGGATTGTTTTCTGGCTCGTCGAATATCATTGCACGTGATAAAAACCCGTTCGTTGCGCTCTCATATTCCATCAGTGCATTAAATGTCACTGGAGTGGTAAACCCTAGAATTGATATAAATGGTCGCTCTAAGCCTTGGTCAATTGATGACAATGCGCGTTCAACCTGCGGCAGTCTTGCTGTATACCTGCCATGTTTATCTTCATTTTCATCTATTTTTTTGCGGCATTTTGCGGCCTCGTCGTTTAGCTCTTTTTTTATCGCGTCTTTTACATCACCTGATACTGGTAAAAAAGAATCCGCTTTGCTGTAAATTGACATTACCAAACCGATCACACCTTCAAGATAACTAGCGCCACCTTTTGAAGCATTCATTATTTTACGCAGCACCAAACCAAATTCATCAATACAATAATAACTAGCCTGATGTCTAGTTAAGTTTCTAATGATCTCCTGCTCTGATTTAATTGCGCCGTGTGTAGCCGATGCAATACCCGCTGTTTTTAGGATTTGATTGTAAGCTTTTTGCACCGCTTCTTTGCCTGTTGAGCTACCAGCTATACAAAAACTAAACATGTTCGCGGTCATGCCGTCATGCGCGTCTTTTGTTCTCATACCTGCAATGTTACCGACTGCCGTTAATGCTGCGGCTACAGCTAGGTTTTCACGGGGATATAAACATTGTCCGTTGATCCACTTTGTAAGCTCGCCAACAAAACCGGGTGGCCTTTTTAAATCAATTCCTTGGGTATCTAAGGTAGCAACTGGATCTTCTTCTACCAGGTCGCTGGTGAATTCTACTGATTGAACATAACCGTTTTTCTCTGCGTAATGTATTAAGCTGCCAAGTGTCACCGGGTTTGCAGATTTCCCAAACGAGTGCCAGCGTTTGCGCATCATTGTAAAATCGTATTTCTCGCTTGCTTTACTCCACTCGTCCCAAATTCCGAACCCGTCACCGTTTGTGACGTGATGGATTGCCATACCACATCTGATCCATTCCTCGTAATCAACATCAGCATTTTTGTAACAGTTCAGCATATTTATAATGTCGTCGTCTGTCACGTCCATTTGTACGCCGTTATATTCTGCGCGGTGATATTCTGGTTTAGCTAACAGCTCAAGCAATGAAATTGGTGCTTCTTTTATGTCAGATGGTGAACCATGCAAACACTCATATAATGCGCCACTTTTATGTTTTGACTCTGCGCCTACAACATAGCCTGATGATTTAAAATCGATGCCTTTATAATTTTCATGGTGCTGCGCCAGTGCTGTTTTCTCTGGCACTTTAAAATACAGGTGCATCGATCCACCACCTGATCCAGTTTTAACCGCAAAGCCTGCCTCTGATAATAAGTCAATTTTTAAATCGCGGCATAAATCCATAAAAGCATCAACGCCTTCATTTCTTGCATCAACGTCAACAACTAAATAGCCAGTGCATAACACGCCAAAACCGCTGTCAAACTGCCCCATTTCTTCCATTGTTTCTAACTGCTCTTGTGACCAATCAGGTGTGTGCTGCCAGTTTGAAGTAATCGGGTGTTTTCCTGCTGCGTCACAATGCGGGTTAGGGCAATCGCATTGATCACCCGTAAACCCATAAAGGCCGAATATTTTCAGCCCTGCTTTTATATAATCGTTTTGATTCATTTAATTTTCCTTTTTTCTAATTCCCGTTGAATATACCAAATGGCTTTTTCCAAATCCTGTGATCCAATCTCATTAAATTTAAATTCATATTCATTTAAAAATCCAATATAATGCTTTGCTTTCTCCCAAATCCTTTGACCTGGTGGTTGTGAAGTGCTCCATAACTCTAGATTCTCAGGTCGATTATCTCCCCTATCGCCGTTTATATGATGTACATTTTCTTTACCTAATAAACTTCTACCTATTTTTTCCTCCATTACTTTTATATGTTCAAGAACAAACCCGCCACTAGACCTTGCATGTTCTTTATCGTGAATTCTTATATATCTATCAAGTCCAATTCGTTTTGAAAGAGTGCCGTTAGGTGCTACTTTTTTCTTCCCTGCTAAATTTTTATATGCATTTATCCTAGATGTTTCAGAAACTAAACATCCACAAGATTGAGTATGACCGGAGCGTAAATGCCCTGTGGGTAAAATATTACTTCCTCCGCAATCGCAAACACAATCCCAATAGGCTGTGCCTTTCTCGCGCTTATTCAACGAGGTAATAGTAAGTTTACCGTAGCGTTCACCCACAATATCGATGGCGTTAAACGCTTTACCATCATTCAACTTTAAACAACCACAAGATTTTGTACCACCGCTTTTTAAATTGCTTCCAGTTACCACGGTGAGGTTCCCACAGTCACATAAGCATTGCCATGTCGGATGTTTTGAGGGATTAGTACCCTCTCTTTTTATTACCGTTAGCATTGCATAACGCTTATTTACCAGATTTACTAATTTCATATTTTTTAATTTCCTCATTAATATACCAAGCCGCTTTTTGCAAATCTTCAATCGGCTTACCTTTCTTTTCATGCCTCCATATGTATTTTATAGCATTACCAATACAAAAGCTATGAAATTTTGCTACCTGGATACACTCTATGCCGCTGGGGTGGCCTGTGTAGTGTTTTGGATGGTTGACTGCATCGTGTTTCATTGTTTGTACCCTATTCTAAAATCGTGATAAACATCGCGGATTGGCATCCGTAAACCCTGCGGCGTGAAAATGTAAATACAAACGGGAAACTTCGAACCCTGTTTTTTGCCGTTTTTATCTAGAAATTCGCTTCCGTCTGGTCGTAGAAAACCCAATCTAAAAGGCATATGGATCACAGTGTCAGCATATTGACGCGCTAACCTTGTATAACCTACTTCTGGTTTGTCAGGTATTAACATCATTGTTATGTTTCCAATAAATGATTCTGAAGTTGCTTCTTTAACCCACGGCGCTATATCAGAATACGGCGGATTACAAAAATTAACGCGCTTCCACGGTAATTTAAAAGCGTCTTGATCATTCTCTAATGAATAAAAGGTTTCGCATTTTGCAGTATTTGGAGCGGCGCAAACATCTAATTCAATAATCATATTTGTAAAATTCTGTAATGATTTAATAAACCACCAAGGCGTTTGCGCACAATCTTGCTCACTTTCTGGCGTTGTTGTGTTGTTCATGTTCAATTATATTTCCTCCTTCCATTCTGCGACATCAGGCCGCAAATCTGCGCGTTTAAATAAACCGTCTGTTTTACGCTCAACAATAGTGGCGTGTTGTGCTGATATACGGCCTCTCTTTACCCAGTAATAAACAGATTGTGGAGTCACACCACATTCATCAGCAAGTCGTTTTCTGCTACCAATCCAAGCCAATAGCTTCATTAGTTTGTCCGCTTGCTGCTGTTTTACTTGCGATGCTGATTTCATTTTATTTCTCTTTATATAGTTAATGTTTGTGCATACTACTTTAAAATATATTTTAAATAAAGCTTTACAACACGTTTTAATTAAAATAGTATTTACAGCGTAGAAAGAAAAGAGGAGGACAAATTAATGTCATTACTATCTACCATTAGCAAACCCGCAGACCGTTCTGTTATCTGTACCATTACAGGTGATGCAGGAACAGGCAAAACCACGCTTGGTGCTACATTTCCAAAACCTATATTTATTCGTATAGAAGACGGATTACAAGCAGTACCAGAAGCAAACCGCCCTGATGCCTTTCCAGTCATCTCAAAAGTTGATCAGTTATGGGAACAGCTAACCGCTTTAATAACTGAGCCACACGACTATAAAACAGTTGTTATTGATTCAATAACACAGTTGGAAACCTTGTTTGCTGAATACGTTATAGCAAATGATCCAAAGCAACCAAAAAGCCTGGCGCAAGCAAACGGCGGTTATGGCGCTGGGTATCTTGCTGTGTCTGCTTTACATGGCAGAGTCAGAAAAGCTGCAAAAGCTTTGAATGAAAAGCGCAATTTGCATGTTGCATTTATTGCACATAGCGATGTATCAACAATTGAATTGCCTGATCAAGACCCGTATAGCCGCTACGAATTGCGACTTCATAAAAAATGTACTCCACATTATGTTGATAACGTTGATCTAGTTGCATATCTAAAATTAGAAACATTCACAACTGGTGACGGCGACCGCAAAAAAGCCATATCAACTGGCAACCGTATTGCTGTTTGTTACACAGGTGCGGCGCAAGTTAGTAAAAACCGTTATGGAATATCAGAAGATTTGGAAGTGGCGCAAGGCGTTAACCCATTTTTACCATTTATCAAATCATTAAACCCCACTAAAAAAGAGAGTAAATAATTATGTCATTTTGGACTACAGAAGCACTGGCAAGTACAGGTACAGTTGAAACAGGCGGCGGATCTATTGAGCCAATCCCAGCAAAGACACAGGTAAAAGCTGCAATTGATGAAGCAAAATGGGACAGCTACGACGGCGAAGAATACATTAGTTTGCGCTGGACAGTTTTAGCGCCAGCAGATTATAAAAATCGTAAAATATTCCAGAAAATTAAAGTAAACGACCCGGCAAAAAGCGAAAAAGCTAAAAAAATGCTAGGGGCTATTGCAGTAAACGCTGGCGGCGGATTGTTAAAAACTGCTGGTGAACCTAGCGACTCTGATTTGCAAAAGCACTTGCTTAATAAGCCAATGGCCTTGCTGTTACAGGTTTGGAAGATCAAACCCGAAGATGGCAGCGACGAAATGACAGGTAACTGGATTAGTTCAGTAAGCCCGTTAAAGTCAAAAGTTGCGCCGACCCCACAACCAGCCGTTGAATTTGATGATGACGACATAGGTTTTTAATTTAACTGGGCGCTATATGCGCCCTTTTTTTGAGGGATAATTAAAATGAAAGAAAGAAAAATAATAAACGCACAGGATTTAAGGGGCGCACTTTTGGCAACTATAGAAGGTGTTTTGGAAGGCCGGGTAAATGTATCACAAGCAAACGCTGTTGCGGCGATATCCACTGAATTGCATAAAAGCATAAAGCAAGAATGGGATATGCGAGTTTATGCTAACGAAAACTTAACTCTTGAGGATGGACAAGTTATTAAGCTTTTGGAGGGTTGAATTGTGTTGGCATTCAATGAAGATCGTGACTTTAATAATCGTTATAGAGTTGCTGAGCATTCAGCCGCTGGTGTTTGCTGGGTGGATATATATAAAGAATCGGTTGATTTAGAAAATGGGTATATATGCGGGATACCAGTTATTGATAAGTTATCATACAAAAAGCCACGTGTTTTTTTTAGTGACTCTAACATCTCGGTTATGCATGGAAGTAAACGAGGGATACAAGCAACTTATGGTAATCGTGTCTATGAATACGATTATTATTTTTCAGGCTGGCTTGGTAAAAGATTTGCAAAATATGTTAAGCGAACAGGCAAAAAAATACTAACAATAAAAACATCAAAATTAGCTACGTGCAAAAATGGTTCTTATCAAAAAATATGTGATCGTGAATTTCAGCATGGGTTTGATTTGGAGTTTGGCGGTAGTGATTTAAAAGCAAACATAGATCAATCTAGGCGCAATAATGATAACTACAAAGGAAGTTGTGACCGACATTTAGAAAACCCAAAATCTTTAATATTTTCAGACCTGTATTTGTCTTGCCATGAAAGAAATATGGATTTTGACATATCAAAAAGAGCTTACTCCATCATTGATGACATGGCTGAAATTGACATGCTTGAAAAGCAAAAAAAATTATAACAAAATAATTAAGGAATAATAATGGAACAAAGATCAACAGAATGGTTTAACGCTAGAAAGGGCAGGGTCACAGGCTCGATGGTTGGTGCTGTACTTGGTGTCAATCCTTGGTCAACACCAGAAGATGCAATGCGAACAATGGTACGCAGTCACTTTGGCGCTGAGTCTGAATTTACAGGAAACATTGCGACAGAATACGGCGTGACAAATGAGCCAAATGCTACTAAAGATTTAGAAATGACAACTGGTTTCAATGTCGAAGAAGTTGGATTTATTGTACATGTTGATCATGATTGGTTGGGTGCGTCACCTGATGGATTTATAAATGATGACGCAGTAGTGGAAATAAAATGCCCTTTTGGAAAACGTCACGATGTTGATCCAGATTTTAAATCAGCACTTGATCAACCGCATTATTATGCACAAACACAAATCGAGATGTATTGCAGCCAGCGCACAAAATGTTATTTTTATCAATGGTCGCCTTATGCTGACAATCTTGAAGAATATGAACTGGATCAAGATTGGATTGATGTAAATATACCCAAGTTAAAAGCGTTTCATGATCAATTTTTAATTGAATGCAAAAGTCCTGACAAACATTTAGCGCCACTCGTTAAAAGCGTAAAAGCTGACAAACTAGCAACAGCATACAACACCGCAAAAGCACATTTAGAATTGGCCAAGCAAGCTGTTGAAACTGCAAAAAATGATTTGATAGCATTAGCAGACGGTAATAAATGCAACATTAGCGGTTTGCTAGTATCACCAGTTGAGAAAAAAGGCTCTGTTTCATATGCAAAAGCAATTAAAGACCTGTTACCTGGTGCTGACCTAGAACCGTATCGAGGCAAATCAACATCATACTGGCTGGTAAAATAATGCTCCGCCCATATCAACAGGCGGCTTTTGATGCCGCCATCACATACATAAAAAAATGCTTTGAACCATGCCTGATTGAAGCCGCGACAGGTGCAGGTAAATCCCACATAATCGCCGCGATAGCAGAATGGATTCACACAAACAGTAGCAAAAAGGTATTGTGTCTTGCTCCGTCCAAAGAGTTGATCACGCAAAACCACAAAAAATACTTAGCAACTGGCAACCCGGCATCAATTTATTGCGCCAGTGTTAGCAAGTCTTTAACACATGATGTTGTGTTTGGCTCACCTCGTACCGTTTTAAATTCAATAGAAAAGTTTGGTAACAACTTTGCTGCAATAGTCATAGATGAAGCACACGGTATCACGCCAACTGTAAAACAAATTATTGAAGAAATGCGAGCCAAGAATAAAAAAATACGTGTCATAGGGCTTACCGCGACACCGTACAGATTGGGTGATGGTTATATATATCAATACAATGAACAAGGTGAACCACTGCCAGATTTTCAAACAAAAGATCCTTATTTCAATACGCTTGTTTACAAAATAACTGCCAGTGAATTAATTGAAATGGGATTCCTAACAAAGCCACACGCCGAACCCGTTCACGCGCAAGTTTATGACACAACAGGCATCATCAACCACACTGCCGCCGAATATGAACAAGCGTTTGAAGGCCAAGGACGCAAAACCAGCATGATCATCTCTGAGGTAGTAGACATAGCGCAAAACAGAAATGGTGTGATGATATTCTGCGCCACAATCCAACACGCACAAGAAGCCCTTGCAAGCCTACCGCCTGAAAATAGCAAGCTAGTCACTGGTAAAACTGGCAGCAAAGAACGCGAACGAATAATAGAGGACTTCAAAGCTCGCAAATATAAATACCTAGTAAACGTCTCAGTGCTAACCACTGGTTTTGATGCCGAGCATGTTGACGTTGTTGCACTACTTCGCTCTACCGACTCAGTTGGTCTAATGCAGCAAATAATCGGCCGAGGTTTGCGCCTATGCGCCGGTAAAAATGATTGCTTGGTTCTGGACTATGCCGGAAACATCGAAAACCACTGCCCTGATGGTGACTTGTTTAACCCTAAAATTGAGGCAAGGTACAAAGTCAGTGAATCGTTTGATATGGATGCAGTTTGTCCAGATTGTAACATTAAAAATACCTTCAAAGGTAGAGACAACCCAGAACGCTTTGATCATGACGCTAACGGGTATTTTGTAGACTTGGAAGGTAATCATATATTAATAGATGAAAAACCAACGCCAGCGCATCACGGTCGCAGGTGTTACGGGCAAGAATTAATCAAAGGTAATGCCGAACGATGTAACTACAGATGGTCATTTAAACAGTGTTTAGAATGTGATCATAAAAATGATATTGCAGCCCGATATTGTGAAAAGTGCAAAGGTGAATTAATTGATCCAAACGAAAAGTTGATATTAGATTTTAAGCGTATGAAATCCGATCCGTATACAGTTAGCACTGACAAAGTGATTGCATGGCGCTGTCAATTATGGACAAGCAAAGCTGGCAATGAATCTGTTCGTGTTGACTATACGACCGAGTTTGCAACGTTCCCCGTTTGGCATTCGCCCAGCAAAAACTCACGCAATATGCGAATTTGGGAGTTATTTTGTGGTGCTGTGTTTGGTCACTACATTGAATCACCGCAATTATTTATGGATAAAATAGACGATTTTGAAGGTATTATGCCAAAAACGATAACAAGCGAGAAAGACAGATCCAGCAAATTTTATAGGGTGTTTAACTACAACAGGGGCGAAGATGAAATTCAACAGCTGGCTTAAAGTTTACGGTGATAAAACATATAGAAATAAAAAGTGTCCGCCTGAGTCGTCAGAGCAAATAACGTTTTTTAATGTGCTTCGTCGTGAATACCCAAAGCTAGGTGCAATAGCAATTCACCCACGCAATGAAGGTAAACGCTCAATACAGCAGACACAAAAACAAAAAGCCGAAGGTATGACAGCAGGCGCTAGTGACATCATAATCCCCGGCAACCCCACTTTTGTTTGTGAACTGAAACGACAAGATCACACAATGTCAAAATGGCAACCAAATCAAATAGAATATCTTGAAAACTGTAAAAACAACGGCGCTTTTGTATGTGTTGCCCTAGGTTACAAAGCAGCACTGGAGGCACTAGAACAATGGAAGAAATAAACAAACAACTCGAACAGGTGTTAGCGGGTAAACTGTCTGCAAATGACGCACACAGTGACGTTCAAGCATGGTTAAGAGTGTCCGTATACAATCTTGCTTACTGTGTTGCAAGTCACGCGACAAGAGCAGGTAGGGCGCAAGCATTGGAAATGGTAAAAGAAGATCAACCCGCTTTTTATGATGATGTTTCACACATGGCTAAAATAATATTTAAAACCTTTTAAAAAAGTCTTTACATAATGTTTTAAATGAATTATTTTAATCTCAAGTTTAATTAGTAAGGAAGAAAAAATGAAAAGAGTATGGGATAAAAATAAGAATGTTTTTGATGCCGCATACGAGCGCATTGATTTCACATGGAAGAACTTTGAAAGGGTTTACCTTTCATTTTCAGGAGGAAAAGATTCTGGCGTGATGTTGAATCTAACTATTAAATACATGAAGGAAAACCCCGATGTAATTAATGGTAGGAAGCTTGGTATTCAAATCATGGACAATGAAGCAAACTATGATGAATCAATCAAATTTATGCACGAAATGATGCGAGATAATCGTGACGTTTTAGATATATATTGGTGCTGCTTGCCAATCACATTGCCTTGCACTGTTTCCGCTTACCACATGGATTGGCAATGCTGGGGTGAAAGGGATAAGCATAGATGGATCCGCCCTATGTTTGAAGATGACTACATTGTTAATATCGACAATCATCCGTTCGGTGATTTATTCGAAGAAGATATGCAATACGATCATTTCTGGGACATGTTTGCAGAATGGTACAGCCAAGGTAAATCATGCGCCAACATGATAGGAATTAGAACCCAGGAAAGCCTAAACAGATTCAGGGCGATAATGAACGAAAGAAAGCAAATGGTTGACGGCAAGCCTTGGACAAAAAAGAATACCGCGCATACCTATAATGTTTATCCTGTTTACGATTGGAAAACAGAGGATGTCTGGATAGCTAATGACAAGTTTGAATGGAACTACAATGAGCTTTACGATATTTTTTATAAGGCTGGCATACCGCTACACTCAATGCGTGTTGCATCTCCATTCATGAGTGAAGCAAAGGGAAGTCTTAGTCTTTATCGAGTTATAAACCCACATATATGGGCTAGGCTTTGCGCTAGGGTTCAAGGCGCTAACTTTGTGGCTACATATGGAAAGCAACTTGATTACAAGAGCGTTAGCTTACCTAAAGGACATACATGGAAATCATTCGTTAAGTTTTTGCTCGATACGCTACCAATGGAGTCCGCTGAAAATTTTAAAATTCGCTTCGTTCAATCTATAAAATATTGGGCAAGAGTGGGGCGTGGCCTAGACAATGAAACAATAAGCGAGCTTTCAAGGAATGGAGTTAGGTTCAATATAAATGGAGTGACCCCTCATGGGTCTGGACGTTTATTAAGGGTTAGAATACCAGTGCCACCAGACCATGTTGATGGAATGAAAAAGAATAATAGCAACGTTACAAGCTGGAAGCGTTTTGCAATAACCATCCTAAAAAACGATCACACATGCAAATATATGGGGTTACAACCAACCCATACACAAGCAAAAAGACAGCGTTCAATAATGGAAAAATACAAAGTATTAGGGGATAAAAAATGAAAATTGTTAACTATAAAAATTTGGAAAAAGAAAGAGTCGTTGAGTTTCATGCTGGGGTTAGTCATAGAATATTATTGGCGCGTGACGGTATGGGGTTCGGCCTCACAAGAACAACAATAATGCCAGAAGCCGGAAAGGTATTTCAGCATTACAAGCATCACCAAGAGGCTTGTTATTGCATAAAAGGCCTGGCAATACTGACATGTACTATAAGCGGTAACGAGTATTGGATAAGACCAGGTGATACTTATATTCTTGACAAAAACGAACCTCATTATTTTCAGGCAATGGAAGAAACCGTTTTGATTTGCGGGTGGAATCCTCCACTTGTTTCAAGAGAAGTTCACAGAGAAGATGGTTCATATTCAACAGATGGGAGCAACTAACATGACTTATAAATCACCAGTTTACAACGTAATACCAGTACCAATTGAAAAGGTAACGGCGAATGACTACAACCCTAACAGTGTTGCGCCACCTGAAATGGCATTGCTTGAAACTTCCATATGGGAAGATGGATACACGCAGCCAGTAGTGACCGTTTACGATAAAGAAAATGATAAGTATGTAGTTATAGACGGATTCCACAGGTTTCTAACTCTTAAAAATTCAAAGCGTATCTTAGAGCGTGAAGGCGGCGTTTTGCCTTGCGTTGTTCTTGATAAAGAAATGCACGACAGAATGGCATCGACAATTCGACATAACCGAGCTAGGGGATCGCACAACATTGAACTAATGAGCACCATAGTCTCAGAGCTTGTTGAAATGGGTAAGGGTGATAGATGGATATGCCAACATATAGGTATGAGTGCTGATGAGCTTTTAAGGCTTAAGCAAATAACTGGTTTGGCATCATTATTTCAGAACAAGGATTTTTCAGATTCATGGTCAATAGAAGACGATGAAGAAGTTTAATAGAGTCTGGCATCTATACGAGAGCTGGGAGGAGGTTTCCCACAACATGTGGGGATCAATCCCAGACAGGAAAAAATCAACACTTGTAGCTATGGACTTTACAGGTAGCCATAAGCTTTATGGGTTTTACATGACTCGAGTAATCAATGAATGGCCTATTAGTTGCGAGAACGCACTGACAGACTACTATATGAACAGAAAGGCATGGATAGGTCATGCTGCAGTCGCTTTGGCTTTAAATATACCAGAGGACATAACAAGACAAGCTTGGAAGGGTTTAAATCATGAGCAACAATATTTGGCAAATAAGGAAGCAATCAGAGCAATATCATCATGGGAAAACATGTATATCGAGAGTGCAGAGCTACGAGAAGGTTTGGGAGGGCAGATGCTACTCTAATGGAATACCAGATGAAGTGCCAAGCGGATTAATGAAATCAATGCGCGTTCCTAGTTACAAGGCGGTCGCAATGGCGATACTTAATAATGATTTGCATTTATACGCTTTAGGCTTCCAACCGCATATAAGCCATTGGTGCAGAGTGTTAAAGGATGAAAAGGAAAAAAGCGAATCGTGCCAAGAGATGCTTTTATAAACAATCCTTTTAAAAAAGCTTTACAGCTTAATTTGTATGTAATAAGGTATCGGTACTGAAACAAAACAACCCCAAGGAATTAAAATGAAAGCATTAATAGGCAAAAAGTTAAAAGGTACAGTGTCAGGGCTTAACGCTACATTTGAAGTAGTTGCAATTAAAAACATTCTCGGTGAGTCTGTTGCAATCTTAGAATGTGTAACGTATGGCGCACCGTTAATCAAAGTCAGTATTTCTGACATTGAAAAACCTGTAAGAGCATAACCCCTACGGGGCTTCACTTTTGGAGATTACAATGAAGATACCATCACCTACCACCCCGCGCCAATTGCGTAATAAAATTGCACAACTGCAATGCGATAACAGGTTGTGTAATTACAAAGTGTCAGAGCTTTTATTATTAGTTGAAAGCCTGTTTCATTCAATATCTGACACGATAGCAATCATTGAAGGACATGAACACAACGACACTGTTTTGATGGTGCTTGAGGCCGATTTAGCTGCATTGCTTGAAGTTGCTAATGATAAACTTTTAAATCTGGAGTCTGTAAAATGATACCAATTTCTTTTAAAAACTTTATGGAAGAAAACGAAACGCTGTTTTTAGAAATGGCGTTTGATATTAATTTTGACTCACATGAAGTAAAAAAAACGCCTACAGACATTGCTTGTGAGCATTATCAGGAATACTTGACATCAATTGAGGATAGAAACAATGATTGAATTATCACCAGAAGAAGTTGCTTTGAGACTTATCAAAATTCGTAATGATACGCGAACAAGAGAACATCAACACGCCGTTATGCAGCGCAAAATGAATGCTGCTAGGATTATCGAAGATAAGAAGATTGAAAAACTAAAGGAGCAAGGCGAATGATTAGAATAATGCAGTCACCACTAACAAATAGAATATTTGCTGGTAA